AATTATTAGGATCATTTAGAGTTAGGATACTGCGTCCAATAGAACAGCTTGATTTGAAGAGAGCGAGCATCTTCTATGATACTGCACCTTGAGAACAAGTCAAGAGCGTTTTAGATGTGCGGGGCAACCTGCGTAGTATCTCTTCTCGAAAGAATGGTCGCTCTCCACTAGAGATTCATCAAAGTCTTTTTCAAAAAATGATTTAGTAACTTTTCCATCTTTTAAAATGACATAATAATGAAAGTCAAACTTCATGGAACACGCCCACTTGGGCTTTCCATCTTTTTTTAGTTCTCCTTTGTATTTGGCAAATCCACATTGGAGCGGACCACTGAAAGATTTGTCTGTTGGAAATGGAAAGTTTTTAGCAAAATTAGATTTAGCATCAATTTCTGAAAGTTCATCTATGTATTTTTGAATTGAAGTTAATTGATGCTCGAATCCATCCAAATCATCTTCGTTGATTCTTTCCATTACTACTGCTCCATCAGATTTTTGAAGAAGCTTTTGATCTAGTTCAAACTTTAAAAAAAGAAATTCGCTAACCCTTTTTTTGAACTCTGGGAACATGTGGCGAACTGCAAGATTATACATGTAATCCTGCAAGTTATCAGAGATTTCTTTTCCTTTAAATTTTTCTTTGCTAGTTTTAAAGTCGCGAATAATTGCTAAGTTTTCATCTTTGTATAAAAATAACTTATCAATGAATCCTTTGATCTTATAAGAAATTCCAGCTTTTTCATCTTGACGAACAATTTCAAAGTCTTTCTCTGAAAAAGATTCTGAAATCAATCCATTAGCTCTGCCGTAGAAATCATACTTGAGTCCATTTAGAATCATAACTCTGATGGACTCTAAATTTTCCTCGTCAGCAACTTCTAATTTTAAAGCATGTTTTAATACTAATCGTTTAACTGCGCTATGAGAAAAGGGATCATTATTATCAATAATATATTGATGAATCGACTCTCTTCTTGGTTTGCCTAGAAGCTCAAAAATGAAGTGGCACACAGTACCACGTTTCGCGCCATCATTAGATGGATCTGGAAGATTTAATTTATACTTGCACCAATATAACCAACTACAACTTTGAAGAGTTTTAATTCTGCTTGCGGATAATGTAGTTTTAGGTTCAGTCATAATGGTTCAAAATTTTCATCAAAGACTCTACATCTTTTTGTTTAAAGATTGTTTTATGATTGTGAACGTAGTATTTTAAATTTTCAATATACTTTTTACGATCTATTTCTTGATTGCGCCAAGACTGCAAATTATACTTGTCTTGATGAGCATCTGAAAAATCATTGTATGATTGTGGAGGAAGACGAATTTCAATCTGATCAAAGTTAAAGTACTTGATCAAGGAGAGTAGAATCTTAATTGCTCCATTGTATCCATGATTGATGGACGATTCAAAGTCGTTGTTTGTAGATATAATTATTTTCTTTACTGGGAAAGAATTTAAATAACTAATAATCGCGGGACTCACTCCTAGTCCAAAAGTTACAAGGTTGTTGGGAATGTTGTTTTCATAAAGAGCCATGCTGTCTCCAATGCTCTCTACTAATATCACTTCTTCTTTTTCTTTTATCCAAGAATCTACTGTTTTAACTGCGGGAATGTGCGCTGGATAAATCCAGTTTTTTCTTTGTCCCAAGTGCTTCCATTTTGGAATCTTTTCAAAGTTATCAATTTTTCTACCGCTGAATCCAATGATTTGACTGTTCTCGTTATAAATTGGAAACACCATGCGGCGATACATTTTGCCCTCGCCAGCAAATCCAGTTTTATAAAATTTAAGAGTTGATTCTTTATAATTCTTCTTCGTATAAAAAGAGTAATTAGGAAATAGCTTCTCTAATATTGAGTCTGGGTAAATTCGTTCCATTTCGATTAATTGTTTAGGCTCATAAAAAAAGTCTTCTGATTTATTTAAAGAATCAAGAATCTTGTTAAGTTTTTTCTTGTCTCCAGAGACTGTTAATTGTAGCAGTTTTTCTAGTGGAAAAGATTGAGAACCAGATACGAAATCCGTCCACACTCCAGTGTTTTTATATATTCTAATAGAAGTGGAATTGTCTCCACCTCTATAAAGAGCACTAGTTCTCCAATGATTTCCAAAATCCATTAGCTTGTAGCCAACAGATTCTAGAGTGCTTTTGATCTGATTGGGATCAACGGAAACTTGGCAAGTCGTCATCTTCATCGGTTTCTAGTTCTCCATTTGTATCCATTGAGTTAGCGATGTCTCGAAGATCACCCCGTTCACTAATGGAGAAGTTTTTAAAATCTAAATTGATGAAGTTCTTTCTAAGAGTATCTCCGATTCTAATAGGCTCAACTGCCCCAGCAATATCTTGACCAAGATGTCGAGCTTTCACATTGATGAGTTTATGAGTTCCAAAGTTACGACCTTCAGACTCAATTTCATCAGCAGTTTTGTTTCTAAGAATAAACATGTGAGAGCAGAACTGAGTGATTCGATCAGAAAGAGAAACCACGCTTTCGTCATCAATAACATTTGATGAGTTTCTATTGTTTGTAATTCCACTTCGGTTAGACTGAACTGATGTAATCATTGGAATGATGGGATTTCCATCATGCAAGATTTCTTTCTGGACGCACTTTTTAAACTTGTCCACCATCTCACCAACAACTTGCCACTCATTCTTTCCTCCCCCAGATTCAGAAGTAGTTTTGATATAGTCGAATGAGAAGATCATTCGATTGCCACGACCAACTTTTCCATAATAAAAACGCTTGAGAGTTTTAATCATAGAGTCAACATCCATACCGCCAACATTGTAGTAATAGAATTGGAGATTTTTAATTTGGCTCCAGACTGATCTAATTTTGTCAACTACATCTTGTCCAGCTTTACGCCAGTTTCCAGTTTCAATCAAATGCATGGGAACTCCAGAGAGTGCAGCGCATTGCCGCATAATGAGTTCTTCTTTGCTCATTTCTCCATTGTCGAAGTGTAATACTGGGATGCCATACTTGACGGCAACCTTGGTGCTGTAATCCATGCAAAATTGAGTTTTACCAACACCACTTCTAGCAACGATCACAGTGATGTTGCCAGGGCGAAGAAGAGATCCATAGATTTGATTTACTTTTTTATGCGGACCCATCATGCCGAATTCGACAACTGGATTGTTTCCTCTCTCCTCAACGAGAGCTTCCATCTCTTCGTAGATATTTTCTGGAGTATCGTTTCCTAATTCATACAAATTAATGCGAGAATTATAAATTTGATCTGCTTGGGAAATGATGTCTGTGTAAGTAGAATCAGGACTAATGCCCTTCATTTTCTTAGCGACTTCGCGAGCAGACTCGTAGATTTCTCTACGCACCGTGTATTTTTTTAACTCCTTAGCTGTTTTAATCAGGTTTCCTTTGGGAACTTTTCTCATTCCTAAAGACCGAATATAATCAGATGGATTAACATTATCCTCAAAAGATAATCCTAGAGAATTTACTCTTTGAGCAATGATAACCTCATCCACCCCTTCGCTCTTATCAATAGCTTGCTTGATAATTGAAAAGATTGAAGAGTGTAAATTAGTATTGTCAGAGTAAAAATCTCTAGAGTTAATAAAATTAGAAATCTCACAATAATCATCTGGCTCTTTGATTAAAGCTGCAAGCAACTGTTTTTCTAATTCATAATCGTAGATCATATATATGTATAGGTGAGACTAGTAGTTTTGTCAATGGCAGATTTATAGTTCAACTCCAAAATTCAAGAATAGCTCCCGATTGAGAACGTCTTTGGGGTAAATTTCTATTAAAACTATTTCATTCACTTCGCAAAACTTTAACTTTTTGTCATCTCTTTTTAATTGTTTTAAGTATTGCAGTTTATTCCTATGAAAGAATTTAACATATTGAGTGTGCTGTAAACCTTGCACTTCAACAGCAACTTTTTTATTATAGTTGTAAAAGTCTAAAGACAAAGCTGTTCCAACAACACGCATTTCTTCAAACACTTTATCATTTTGCCAATAAAGTTTTAAAAAGTTTTTAACAGTTGTTTGGAATTTGCTACGGCTATCAACTTCCCAATTGATCGCGTATTTCTTAGAGTTCTTTAAAAACGATGGATTGCCATTGATGTTTTTAAACTTCATTATTGATGAGCTTCTTAAAGTATCCAATCAAGAAGGCTGCTAATTTAACATCGTTCTCAATGAACAAGAATAAATTGTCAGCCCCTTGAATTTTCTCAGGAATTATAATAGCAGTTTCTTCTAGCACTAATTGCCGAAACTCTTCTGAGATGTTGATCCAAGCTCCTTTGCGAGAGATGAACTCCCATGCATAAAGCATATCAACGATTTCTTTTTCGATCCAAATTGAATTGCCATTGCTTCTTCCATATTTAATAGGATATGGAATTGTTAAGTTGGTCTTTTCATTTGGAGACTTCTTCACTGTGGCTTTTGCAAAGTGACCAATGATTGGATTATTGATTAAATCAATTTTATTATCGTTGGGATTTTTGAGAATAAGATCTCCCTTGAATCTTGGTTCAAACTCAAGAATCCAGTTGGCAAAGTGAAGCAGAGCGTTGCCGCCAGTAGCAGAGGTTTGGCGCACTGGAGCTTTGGAGTATGGATCAAGTTTGATATCTGCACGAACTTGACTGATAAAAATTGCCAAGTGACCCCTCTTGCACAGAGAGATTGACATTCGCTTCATAAAGTTACCAGCAATCACTGCTCCACCAGCAACCTTATTGCTATCCTCAAATCCCTTGTCCAAATCTCCTTTAGAGATGAGTCCATCCACAGAGTCTAAAAGGAAAAAGTAGAATTTATTTTCATCATTTTTACCCACTAGTTGTCGCATAGCATCAACAGCAGTTTCATAAATATTTGTTTCAAATACAAAACAAGTTCCATCAACCCATTCATCCGCAGAGAAAACAAATTTAATACCAGACCTTTCTCTCATTTGTTTGGAGAGGCGACCTTCAGCTTTGATGTAAAAACCTTTGCGATTAGCACCACCATCTAAAAAGCCCTTCATGAATGAGAGGGCGCAAGATGTTTTTCCAGTTTCATTTGGCCCGCAAAATCTGTGCAGTCCTGGTCCCAATCCGCCATCTAAATGCAAGTCCAATTGCAGAGATCCACTAGAAACTTTATAGTCAATTTCTTCTTCAAAATTATAGTGATCTTCAGAATTTTGCTTGAGGAATGATCCCAGAACATCGGATGATTTTACAAACTCTTTATCTTTAATTTTGCTCATTTAGAAAGTCTTTGATGGTTTTAGTTTTATTAATGATAGATGCATCAGAATCACACTTATCGCCTAGATCATAACTCTCATACCTTGAAGTGTCAACGGTAAAGTTAAAAGCTCTGAACTTTTGATCTAACGTCTCTTTAAGCTTTTCGCTAACTAGATATGCTAAAGAATCAAACTGTTTATCAAAAGAAGCAACTTCCATAAACTCTTCAGAATATCTCTCGCATAAAATATTCAAAAAATGCATTTCTCGCATATAAAAAAGGCGCTTATCCTTTGCGGGAATAAGCACCAATCTTATGAGGATTTTCTTTTTGTTGACTTTTTTTTGAGATTTTGGCTTAGTCTTTTTAGCAGGCATTCACCATTATACAATAGTCTTAAAGTTCGTCAAGGTCATTTTGTACCATCTTGCGAACGAGATTTTCAAAAGATGTTTTTGGAATCCAGTTTAGTTCTGTGCGAGCTTTTGTAGAATCTCCCCAAAGAAGTTCAACTTCGGCAGGTCGATAAAATTTAGAATTAATTGCTACTAATACTCTTCCGTTGTTTTCATCAACATACTTTTCATCAATACCGATTCCTTCCCAAATGCCATAAATTCCAACTTCTTTAAATGCCAACTCCACAAATTCTCTAATAGAGTGTGTTTCATTAGATGATAAAACATACTCCTTGGGAAATTCTTGATTCAGCATAAGCCAAATTCCCTCTACAAAATCTTCAGCATCACTCCAGTCTCTTTTGGCATCTAAATTTCCAAGCTCAAGAATATTATAAGGCCCTTCATTATTAATAGCATTTTTGATACGAGCAACTGCTTTTGTAATTTTTCTAGTTACAAATTCTTCCCCCCTGCGAGTGCCTTCGTGATTGAATAGCCAACCCTGTACTGCGTAGAGATTATAAGAGTCTCTCCACACCTTAACTAGCTGTCTAGAAGCTGTTTTAGATGCTCCATATGGACTTCTAGGGCGCAATGGGTGCAGTTCGTCTTGAGGGTTGTAAGCCACATCCCCGAACTCTTCTGAAGAGCCAGCTTGATAAAATCTGCAAGTTGGATGGTAGAGCCTAATAGCCTCTAAAACATGAAGTGTAGAAGTTGAGTTGGTCTCCCAAGTTTGATGGGCAAAATCCCAGCTACTACCAACAAAGCTCTGTGCAGCTAAATTAATAAAATAATCTGGTTTGATTTTTTCAATAATTCTTGCAATAGAATGGCTATCAATAAGATCGAAATTAATCAAATGAAATCGTTCATTATCGATGTGCGAAATGTTTTTATGATTATAAACGCTAAGCCTGCGAACGCATCCAAAAATTTCATAGTCCGTATTAGCTAAAAGATAATCAACCATATGACTGCCATCCTGACCAGTAACTCCTGTGACAATTATTGATTTTTTGTCAACTGATTTTTTTGCTGCGTCTTCGATGTTTAATATGTCCATATGATCTATTTTTTTGCCTGTGTATTTTTCTTTAAGGTTGTTCATTATTTTTCAATATAAATTTTTCAGCCGTATTATTAAATTCGGGATTCAAGAAAATATTAAATATGATTTCATCAATTTTATCTTTTTTTACATACCAATCTTCAAATGGTAGATCAATATCTGCATTGCAGATATCACCACCAATTAATTCATATCCATTAGATTTAAAAATTTGACGAGATTCATTTCTAATTTCTATGGAAGAATTATGGTAATCTGTTTCATATGTAATAACTGAAAAATTATATTTATCAAATGGTATTTTTTTAAGACATTCTAATGTGTTATGCGCTGGCTCAATATCTATTTGAAGATAATCAATATCAATGGGCATATTATTATCCTCAAATAATTTTTTATAATCAATTTCTAAAGCATTTTGAACAATTAATTTAGATTTTCTTTGAGATTCAAATCCATGAATATTATTGATATCAATTGATACTCCACTCCATCCAAATTCATTTTCTAATAAAAAAGTATTACTGATTTCGGTTGGATGGAAGGTTCCTATTTCAACAAAATATCCGTTTCGTTTGCCGTCTAACATGCTCAATACGAACATATCTTGATATGCTTGAGAATAATTCTTATTTATTAATTTGCAATCTTTAAATTGAAATTTTAATTTATTTAATTTTGATATATGGTAATAGTCATTCATGTTTTTTTAAGTAAAATGCATCTCCCCAAGGATGGTTTGAATAAAGATATTTTTCTTTTCTCTCAAAGTTGAATTTATTTAAAAATTCATCAATTTCATTTGTTTGCGAACAATTTTTATAAACTTCTGAATCATTAATTTCTATATAGATAGATTTAATAGAATCTAAATGATCCGTTAAACCTTGTAAGGCTAATAATTCAGCTCCTTGAATATCTATATTTAGAAAATCAATTTTTTCTAAAAATACCTCTTCAGACAAGATTGAATTTAGTGTTTTCGTAAATCTTTTTTCTTCATGAGTGTAGTAAATATCTGGAAATAAATTAGAATGTTCGCCTAAATCTAAAATAGATGAAGATTGAGTGTTATTGGCTATTTTAAATATGACTTCTTTGTCGTCTTCATTAGATACTACAGCATTAGTAACTTTATGAATAGATGCATCTAAACGATCAGATAGTTTGTTAGCTAAATCGGTATTGGCCTCTATCCAATGAATTTTTTTTGCTCCGCATTGAATATAATCATCTAGTTCTTGACCTTCGTGTGCGCCAACGTGTAGAATATTTGTTAGATTAAGATTATACTTTTCCTTTAAGTGATTTAATGGTATAAACATGTTTATTAATTTTTTATTGATACTTCTTTCCAGTTTAAAAATGGAAATATATCTCCATGCCATTCTCTGTATTCTTTTTGAACTGGGCAAATAACATTATTTTGATTTCCCAAAAATCCAATCCACCAACTAAATGTTCCTAAAGATAATATTTTATTTTCAAATTGAGATCCAAATATTATAGTTTTTTCGGGAGAGTTTTCAAAAATTTGTAAATTAAATTGATCACTAAGTTTTTTTATTATATCATTATTTGGAGAATCACTAGATATGTATCCACCACTTAATCCTTGCAAGGATTTTTGATAATATTCAATTTGACAACACCCTTTATCATTAACAATATCACCAAGTCGAACATGAACAAATGATCCTTTTTTTATTTTACCTTCATTAAGAAAAAAATGTTTATTAAATTTTAAAAACTCTAATATTACTCTATTTTGGAAAAATCCATCCAATATTATATTTTCATTTATATTTGTTTCTTTTAATAAATCGTATATATTATCATCATTTATTATTAAATTATTTTCATAAATATGACTATTTTTACTAGCATCGAATTTAAAAATATTATTTAATAACGGATTAGCAATTGATTGATTGAATTTTTTAGATAAAATTAATGATGCAAAATATTGAAAAAGATTATTTCCGAACCTTCCTTGATAATTTATATTTATCATAATATGTATGAATTATTAAAAAATGGTTGGGATGGATACGTTTCTTCTAGCGAGGTATTTCTTAATTGATATTTTTTTGGTTGATAAATAATATCTTTATTAATACAAGCGGTTAAACAGAACGATGAGTTGGAAGATATTATATTTTTTGATAAATGTAAACATGTCCAATCTATGTAGTATTCATTTTGAATAAATTCTACATTAAATAAACTATCAATTTTTTTAATAAATGAAACTAATTCTAAACCCTGTTTTGTATCTTCTGAAAAAATAAAAATATTTTTTATATTTTTATGATGCTTCTTCATGTGGAGAATACACTTTTCGTAATAATTAAAAGGCAATCTTAAATCATAACCTAAATGTCCATTAAAATCTGTTCCCCTATAATGTATGGATATAGAATCTTGATGTAAAACTTTTTTTAAATTTGATTCTATATAATTTATTATGGACTTTTTAATTTTTATTTCATCAAAAAAAGAATAATTAGGGTATAATGGAACATTATAAAACCAACCAGAAAAATATATGTTGCTAGGTATTAGCAAACTTTTATCATTAAGAATTTGTAAAGATTTTTTTAAATTTGCTTCATCTGATATTTTTAATTCATGAATATCAGAACTGAAAGATTCAGAAAAATAATTGATTAAATTATCTTCAGGATTACTTTTAAAATCCTCTAATTCAAAAACTTCATCTAAATTGGATTGTGTGGTAATTTTTAAATTAAAATTTCTTTTTTTGCTGAAATTATAACAAAATAATAAATGCGATAGATGGTTTCCAAACGATTGATTTGGGCCATGAATTTTTAAATTATCCGAATTAAGAAAGATATTTTTTAATGCCATTCTATAATTTCTTGATTTTTATTTTGGAACCTTTTAATTATATTCTGTTTTTCTATTTCATGATTTTGATTATGAACATGAAATTCACAATATATTTTTTTGAATTTAATATTATTATTTAATATTTGATTCAACACATCGTACTCCACGCCCTCGGCATCAAGCTTTAAAATACACTCTTCCGTGTCTATTTTAAATTCTTCAATGATATCTAGTATTGTAGTTGTAGATATATTATAATAATTAAATTCATCAACTTTGATATTCCATCGACCCAAGCTATCATTCATGAATTTTTCTCCCATTATGGTAGCTCCAATACATTTATTTTCATCAGCTCTCGTCATTAAAGTGACATCTTTAACTTCTACATCAAGACCCTTTTTAATTAAAAAAGAATTTTTTATAGACTTAATATCTTCCTCCAAATCTTGCCAGCATTCTGGGTTAGCTTCTACAAAAATTTTTACATCTTCATCATTTATAATTTCAAAGTTTTTTAAGAAATTAAATCCAGCCAAATTATTGCATCCTACATCTAAAATTGTTTTCATTTATTTATTAATTTTTTTATGTAATTTTTAAAGTTATTTTGTCCAAATTGTCTATAAGCTTTTAAACAATTTTGTTTCATTAATTCTTCCTTGTCTTGAGGAATTTTATCAATAATATTAATTATATCTATATATGACAAATTATCAAATTCATCTTCTGGTATGGAAATTATTGTATTACTCCAATCCCATTCTGGTAAAACCCAATCATCTGAAATTAAAATAGGTATTGATCCAGCAGCTAAACTTTCCCAAAATCTTACAGATGATGGTGATGATCCTCTTGGGCATAATGAAAACCTACTTCTTTCAAGAATATCTTTATACTCTTCTTCTTCTTTTTTTCTGTAATTTTCTATAGAGAATGAATTTGAATCTATATGGTAACTATCTCTGTAGATGATATTATTACCATTAATTTTATTTAGCATTCTTCCTCTAATTGGATGAGATGTATAAGTTCCTACAAAAGATACTGGAATATTTTTATTTTTTGTATCATCAAAATTAAAACTACAGGTAAATGCTATTGGAATAATATTAATTCCTTTAGTAATGAAATTATTTTTATCATGTAATGGAGAAAATACAGTATTAATATTTAAAAATTTAAAAATATCAATAAGTCGCATATAGTCATCATGTTGGCAAATAGTAAAATTATTTTTTTGTTCTATATTTAATTTTGAAATTTCATTAATATAGTACTGCATTGGTTGTTTATTTGGAAAATCTAGCCAATTAGAATTTAGTATTTGCGTCCAAGGAATAGCAATATAATTAATATCCCGTTCATCTTTAAGCTTTTGAAAACATAAATATTCAACGGGAAATTTATCATATGGAAAAATATCTTCAAAATAAGAGTAAATCATATATTTATATATCATTAAGCATTTAAAAAATCAAATACTTTTTGCATTAATTGTGTTTTGAGATTCAAGTTGGGAGAAAAATTTGCATGGAAAATATTCAATTCTTTAGGAAGTGTTATTTCACAATCCTCACTATACATTTTATTTAACATTCCAATAGTAAAGCATTTATAGTCAAATAAATCCCATTTAAGATTTGCGAATTGATCAATTGATAATAAATGATTAGCGCAATATTGATCATCTTTATGCAAATCTATATTAGATAGCAGTTCATTGAAAAATCTTACTGTTAAATCATTTTTAAAACATGCGAAAAATCCCATGCACACCCCAGATGAATCCCATTGAAAAACTATATCTTTATTTAATAAAGATTCTTTAATATAATCTTGTATATTATTACATATCAATACATCGCAATCAGAATGAATCATGATTTCACCTTCATTACATTGATTTAAACTATCAATAATATATTGTATTTTGCTTACCATCGACTCTTTCCATCCATTTGAATGATAGTCACCAGAGCATTTTTGATCTATTTTTTTAATGATTAAATCTAAATTGCAGTTTTTAAAAAAAGATTTTAAAAAAATATCTAATAAATGTTTATGTGAATCACTATAGAATGTAAAAATTTTCATTGATATTTTTTTCTAATTGATAATACCTCATCTATTGCTTTTTGTAAAGTGTTTTTATCACTAGAAATCCCAGATGGATTTCTATAGTAAAGTCCAGAAATGATATTCATTTTACTTAATTTTCCCCCACCTTTTAACACTCTAAACCACATATCATAATCTGCACCAGAAAAATAGTTGATATCAAATACTCCAAATCTATCATGAATAGATTTTTTCCAAACTGGAAGGCAATGTGGCGAATTATGAATTAATTGGTTTTCAAAAGTTCCATCTAATGCTGGATGAATTGTTTTAGATTCGCAATATTCAAAAATTTCATTTTCTTTATAACTAACTATAGTCTGTCCATAACAAACATCTGAATCTAAATTAGACTCTAAAAATTCAACTTGTTTTTGAAGTGAATTATAAGATCTTCTATCATCAAGATTCCAATTGCTTAATAGATCTGATGAAGATAGCTCTATTCCTTTGTTCCAGGCTTCATACACAGAACATTTTCCAATATTAATATATTTAATATTATTAAAAGATAAATAAGGTTTTATCGCAGATACTTCATCATCTGGAGAATCCGCATCCAATAAAAGAAATTCACATTCGTGAAAAATAGATTGTCTTTTTATATCAGTTAAAAAGCCATCAATAAATTTTCCACCTTTGAAAATTGATGTAATTATTGATGCTCTATACTTCATGTCTATGCATGATTATAAGCAATCTTCAAAAATCTTCAAGGCTTTCTTGAATATCTCTTAGCTCTGGAAGATGCGTAAACAATTCCTCTTGATCTACGAAAGTATCATCTAACCACTCGTCTTCATCTTCATCAATATCATCATAGTCCTCAGAAGCTAAAGAAGACACTGGCTTGCTGCTCCAAAATTTACAACTCCAATAATTCGCTTTCCATTTTGGACCAACGTTAGTATCACATTGATGTCTTGCTCGATAATTTTTACGCCGAGCAGGATCATCGCGTTTGATTTCCATGTTAGGATCTCCAAACTTTACAACAACAATGTTTCCTTTGTCATTTTTAACATAAACTCCGAATTTTTTATTCGATCCACTTGGAAGTCTAAATGGTTTATTGAGAGTTTTCTTTTCAGCTTCAGAATAATCAATATCTGATAAATCGATATTTGCTTCGTCAAATAAATCTACTCCAGCTTTGATTAAATCAATTCGAGCGAGATCAAAATCAATTGAGTCAAACTTCCAGAAACAATCCTCTGGTTTTTCTTCATAGTAAGCTTCACTTCCAGATGCAACGTCTTGATCAGCAGACCTATAGGAATCTTTAACTTTTTCTCCACGAAGCATTTTTAAAAACATATTAACTCTAGCCATTGCCCAACTGCTTCTACTTTGACCTGGACGATGAGAGAAAGAAAATGCCCCAAGACCTCTTCTATAGATTTTCTTCAGTTGAGATAAGGAAACTTTCTTATCATGATTTTCATTATGAAATCTTACTTTTTCCTGTAAAGAATTTATGATTTTTTCAGCAAATTCAATTTTACCACCATCTTCTCCAGCTGATCCTTTAGGATTTTTAGACGATCCTTTTTTACGTTCATCTGGAAGAGATGGAGTTTGCGCTGCGCTTTTTGGTCCAGATCTTTTTGCTGATTCTGAAGTGTCAAAGAGTTGTTTAATTCTATCTGAAAAATCTATTTCCATAAATATTAATACACTTTTTTTTAAATAATTTAACTGGAATTATGCTTGGCATGATTCGCAGTTGAGAATGGATCTGGCTAATTCTTGTGCTGGGTTAGCGCTCTTTTGATAATACAAACCTTTGATTCCTTGCTCCCATGCAAAAATCATAAGTTGATTAACTTCTTTAGCGGATGCCGAAGGAGGAATCATGATGTTCAAACTCTGTCCTTGGTCGATGTATTTTTGACGCTGAGCAGCTTGAATGATGATTTCTTTTTGAGAGATTTCTCCAAAAGTTTTGAAAGTAGCTTTTTCATTTTCAGACAAGAAATCTAAATGAGCAACAGATCCACCTCTAATTAAAATAGATTTCCAAACTTCTGCGGAGTTTTGATTTTTTTCAATTAGTAATTTTTCCAAATAGGGATTTTGATAGGAAAAGTCTCCCTTGGCTAGTCCTTTAACAAAGTAGTTTCCATTTAAAGGTTCGATGCCCTGAGACACTTGACCAAGAATGAAACTGGAGCTTACTGTTGGAGCAACAGCGATTGTAGTTACATTGCGACGACCATAGCCTTCGAGTAACGCTGGTTCGCCATAGATCTCAGCTAATTGCTCAGTAGCCGCATCAGCACGATTTCTGATCGTTTTCCAAATTTGATTATTTAAAATTTTAGCTTCCATTGATTCAAAAGGAATCATTTTAGATTGAAGCAGTGAATGCCAGCCAAGAACTCCAATGCCAAGCGCTCTTTGATTGATTGCAAAGTTGCGAGCATGAGTCATGAATGCCATGTTTTCAGTTTTATTAATAAACTCTGTCATGACAGCATCCAAGAAAAACACCATTGTTTCAACAGCATCAGTATCTTTCCACTCTTCCCACTTATCAAGATTCAGAGATGATAAATTACAAACAAAAGATTCTGTTGGAGAATCAGCGAGCATAATTTCATTACAGAGATTTGAATGACTGATTTTTAAATTTTTATCTTTATAAACTTGAGGAGCTTGATCGTTAGCATTGTCAGAGAAAAAGATATACGGATATCCGCTTTCAAATCTCTTTTGAATCACAAGGCCCCAAATTCTTCTGTTCTCCTTGTTTCCATCAATCATATCCTGCATCCATTGATTAGAGACACAAACTCCAATTGAGAGTTCCTGAATGTCATTTCCTTCAGATTTAATCTTTAAGAACTCTTCAATATCACCATGATCAATTGGAAGGTATGTTGCGCAAGCTCCTCTTCTAGTGTTTCCCTGAGAAACAACAGTCATCATCTTATCGTAGAGTTCCATGAAATGAACTGAACCCGTTGATTCTCCACCAGATGAAATTTTAGATCCTCTAGGACGAACATTGCCAAAGAATGCGCTAGTGCCTCCTCCAGACTTTGTCATCATGCTGATTTCAGCAAGTTTGTGACCAGTAATAGACTCTATAGAATCTTCTAGGTAAGTTCCAAAACAAGAAATTGGAAGACCTCTTTTTCTGCCAAGATTAGACCAATTAGGAGATGATAGTGAATAAAATCCACGCTCAACATAGTCAGCAAACTTCTCAGCAAAGCTTTTGCATTTGAGGTAAGCATTAACTTTAGCAATGCAATCTCCGCTTACAGACAAAAGACTTTCTGCTGTTTGTGCAACATCAGATATTCTTTGCTCAGCAGTTTCGCCGTCCATCAAGTAGCCACTGCTTAAAAATTTGCGAGAATCTGCATTGAGCCAGTAAATATTTTTTTCCATGTTAGTTATAATGTCTTATTAATAAATCTCTAGTTTTTTAGAATAAATCGTTTTCATCGAAACTCTTATTGTCTTTAGAATACTCTACTGGAGTACTGTAAAAGAAATCAGATGCTGTGTTTCCGTATAAACTCTCGTCAAACCATTTTGTTTTAGCAAGAAGTTCGTCGTCGATTGAGAAGGCTTTCTTGAATCCAATCAAACCAAATGATTCATTGATTCTATTTTTCACAAATTCTTTAAGAATTGGGGCGGATAACAAATCTTCTTCGGCTCCATTAACAATCCAATCAATAATTTTAGACTCTGCAATCAGAGCTTCTTGAGCTTCGTGCAGAATTCTCGCCTCAAGTTCAGCATCAAATAATTCTGGGAACTCTTTTCTAATATCATTAATGATCTGAATCCCGATAAGACCATGAATCATCTCTTCGTTTTTAGTATATCTAACCTGCTGATTAGTATCTTTTAGTAAGTTATTTTTACCGAACCAGTTAATAACATAAAACTGGCTAAACAGCGAAGCGTTTTCGACAAAGAGAGTGAATAGTATGATGCTATAAAGAAACTGCTTTTTAGAATCTTTGTAGAAACGATGAGTATACTTTTTCAAATACTTCACTCTTCCTTGAATCCAATCAAGCTTGAGGTTCTCCTCAAATACATCATTTAAATCAAGTATTGTTAGCAGTGCTTCATAAGCATTATTATGAACAACTTCTGTATTTGCCATTACAAAACCAAGATCTTGAATAGCTGGATGCGGAAGATTATCTCCTAATTTTGCCCAAAATGTTTTAACAGCAACTTCAATTTGCCCAATTGCAGACAATGTGCGAATGATGATTTCCCTGTCTCTCTCACTCAAGGAAACTTTAAAATCTTGAACGTCTGATTTAAAATTCCACCTTTTATGAGACCACGCATTGTTATGCATAGCATCAATAAATTGCTCTGTCCAGGGATAAAGGTTGGGTTTTCTAGATACTTGTTCGTCAAAAATACTCATGGCTAATATCTTACACCATAGTCTAGGAATCAAGAATAGCAAATGGAATTTTTCTTTAATTTTGCCGTTGACAGATTAAAATTTGATATACATAATACTGAGCGAAGCGAAGTATTACCGAGCGAAGCGAGGTTGCCGTTAAATTTGTAGATGCTCTGAATAATTAATTTGCTTCGCAAATTAATTAAAGATTTTTGAAAAAAATCTTTATTCATTGCACTTTTTCACTTGAATTGTGGAACTGCACTAATATAATACTGAGCGAAGCGAAGTATTATACGAGCGAGAGCGAGTTTAAAATGAAAACGTAACGCTTTTCAACTACGTGCAAATATATTTTTACTTTATGTATAAATTTTACTTGACAGCATACAATTCTATGCTTAATTATGTTAATGGACGAACCACAACAAGAATATTTATGCTCTAGCGCTAACTGGGAGGTATCAGTATCGGCAAAATCTGCTGAAGAAGCAGCATCACTAGCAGTTCAAAAAATAGTCGATGGTTCAAAAGTTGTAAACTTTCCAATTGGAGCTATGATTGTTGTTATACCAATTGTGAAAGATCTGGAAAATTTACACATGATTTATGCTCCCAAAATCTTGGCAGACGTTGGTCTTCATGAATTCTCATCAGATTTAATCAAATTTATAAATGAATAAACTTAAAGTCAATAACATTTCTTTGATTAGCCCTCCATCTAATGGAGATGTTGGCTATGATATTTTCGCAAATTCAGAGCCAAATATTGTTGGTGAATACACTGAATCACTAGGCTATACTCACATTGATTACATTGAGTATGACTCTGGATTGATTATTGATCCAGGGTCTGAGTATCATACTTTGCTTTTTCCCAGATCTTCAATTTCAACTAAAAATCTTGCTCTCTGCAATAGTGTTGGAGTTATTGATTCTAGCTATAGAGGAACTATCAAAGTAAGGTTCAAATACATTCCTTCTCCAGAAGATGTTAATAATATTGGACGATTCGTTGCTAGACACGCTATCGATGTTAATTCTCAGTATATTTATAAAAAAGGCGATAAAATCGCACAATTAGTTTTTCAGAAATCAAATTTCGTTGAGCTTGAACAGTGTGATTCTTTTGAACCAACACAAAGAGGAGAGGGGGGCTTTGGTAGCACAGGAGTATGAACGATAGAATTATTGGAATTTGTGGACCAGCTAGAAGTGGCAAAGATACTTTAGCTGATAGCTTCGTTGAAATTTTTAAAGAGTATAAAGTTAAAACTCAAAAATTATCTTTTGCTAAAGAATTGAAATATGAATGTAAAAGTTTTGTTAAAAAAACTTTAGGCATTGACATTTTTACAGAAGTTACAGAAGAAAAAGATATTATTCGACCGCTTTTAGTAACATGGGGAACTCACGTAAGGCGCAAATTAAATGATAACGTTTGGATTGATGCTCTTGAAAAAAGAATGCATTCTAATAAAATAGTAATCATTAGCGATGTTAGATTTGAGAATGAATTTAATTGGGTAAAAAAACAAGGAGGAAAAATTATATTTGTTAATAGAACTCTTCCAGATGGAAGTTTAGTTCCAAATGCAAATGAAGAGGAGGAGAAAAACAATTCTTTCTTACAGCAAAATGCTGATTCGGCTTTTACATGGGACACTATGAATGATGAAAGATGGATTCAAGCTATTTCTCATACAATTTTAACAGGGATCGTTCCTAAAGATTGGATTAACCGTGGACTCTGATTTATCTCTCATCAATAAAATTAAAGAGAATCGCGATGATGAAAGTTTAAAAGAACTCATTAATCGCCACTCTGGGATTTATTTAGAAATGGTTAATCGTGTTATTCCAGACTACTCTGGCATTGTTAATAAGCACGATGTTTTGCTGGAAAAAGATTTTACAATCTATTGTGCTGCTTTAAAATATGAGCCAGATAGAAATACAAAATTCTCAACTCACTTAGCTAACGAAACAAGATGGAAATGCTTGAATCTTTATAATAAAAATAAAAAGATGATGGAAGAGCCTCTTGATAAAATCATCGTCGAACCTTTTTGCGAAGACTTTACAAAGTCTATTCACAAACAAGAACTTATTCAAAGCATTCTTGATTATGCAAAAAAATATCCTGATGCTAGAGTAAGAAAAATGATTGACATGAGATACGACTCGATGTATAATAAAGTCGTTCCTTGGAAATTAATTGCTAAAGAACTTGGAATGAGCATTCAAGGCTGCATAGATATTCACAATAAATTCATTATTAAAGCCAAAAAAGAACTAAATTATGTATAACAAAATCATCGGAATTGGACACGTAGTAAAAGATCCAGAATCGCGAACAACCTCTACTGGCAAGCAAGTTTGCACGTTGAGAGTTTGCATTTCTGACTCTCAAGCAAAAAATAAATGTTTTATTGATTGCGAGTGCTGGGACAAGCTCGCTGAAATTTGCGTTAAATTCGTGAAGAAAGGAAAAGAAATTATGATTGAAGGCGAACTTAACATGTCATCTTGGACTGGAAAAGATGGCTCTACTCAAACTAAGCCATATATTCGCGCAGATAAAGTTAAGTTTTTGAATTCCGCTCCAAAGCAGGAAGCTGGATCTGAAGATGAAAGCTTCTCAGATTCAAAATCTGATGGAAAAAAGACATTTTCTAAACCCAAACAACAAGTTGAAGAGATCGACTCTGAAGACATTCCATTCTAATGAAACTCCTAGTACAAGCAGCCCTTAATAATTTAAGTTTTGGAAACGTTAGTGTCAACATTCTTAAAGAATTTTTTAATAAAAATATTGAAATCGGCTTGTTTCCTTTTGGGAATATTGATTTGTCAGTTTTCAATTTATCTAACGAATTTAAAGATTTTCTTCAAAAGTCTATCAATCAAAGATTTGATGCTTTAAAAAAAGATGTTCCAGCATTTAAGTTGTGGCATTTGAATAGCTCTGATGATCGCAAAAATCCTAATCAAAATCTTTTAACATTCTACGAGTGTAGTGAACCCACAAAAACAGAAGTGGCCATTGCGCAAGCTCAGGACAAAATCTTTTTTAGCTCAACTTATGCTCAAAATAAATTCATTGATCTTGGATGTGAAAATACTAGTTTTGTGCCTATGGGTTTCGATCCTGATCTTCACATCACAAATAAAAAGTATTTAGATGTAGTGCATTTCGGTTTGATGGGCAAATTTGAGCATCGAAAACACACTCAAAAAATCATTAAAACTTGGCTTAATAAGTATGGCAATAATAACGATTACCAGCTTTCTTGCTGCGTTACTAATCCATTCTTTAAGCCAGAGCAAATGCAAGCCATCATTAGCAATTTGTTAGATGGAAAGAGATATACTAATATTAATTTTCTTCCCTACTTACAAACAAATCAAGAAGTCAATGAATTTTTAAATGCTATTGATATTGATTTGACTGGCTTGAGTGGCGGCGAGGGTTGGAATTTACCATCATTCAATGCTACTTGCTTGGGCAAATGGTCAATTGTTTTGAATGAAACCTCTCATAAAGACTGGGCAACATCTGAGAATTCCATCTTGGTTGAATCAGATGGAAAAATTCCAGCGCACGACGGAGTTTTCTTCTTGAAAGGACACGAATTTAATCAAGGCGAATTTTACTCTTGGAGCGAAGAAGCTGTAGTTGCCGCTATGGACTCTGCTGTTAAAAAGTACAAAGTCTCCAATGTTTCTGGAATTGAAATGAGCAAAAAATTCTCGTATAAAAACACTGCTGAAATCATTTTAGACAAAGTTTTTTCTTGACTTTTAATTAAAAATATATTATTATAACAATATGATTGAATCAAAAACTGAACAATATTTTAATAGCCTTCTATATCCAGAAAGCAATTGTTGCTTTAATGGAGCAGTTAAAATTAAGACTCTTGAAAATCATTATGAAGCATTGATGATTATGCCTGGCTCTGAAAAAACAGAGGTTAATATCACCGCATCTAGCAGTCTTCTTGAAGCAAAAAGCTCAAATGTTGATTATCCTTATGGATATCAAATCAAGCTTTCTAAACTGGTTGACGTTGAAAAGATTTCATCCTCTCTTAAAAACGGAGTCTTGAAAATTACAATGCCTAAGCAAAAACTTCAAGCTTCTGACAAGTTTAAAGTTCCAATCTCGTAAGTCGGTTAATAAATAAACAAATAATAAAACAGGTAGTGAAAACTACCTGTTTTTTTATTATATAGTATGCCCCTTTACATTTACCTCAATGAATCAACAAATGAATATCGCGAAATTCTCCAAGGAATGAATGACCCTCACGAATACTTTGGAGAAGACGGTGAACTCAATGAGCCTTGGCAGCGCGTTTTTACTATTCCTAATGCATCTATTGATACGCAGATCGATCCATTTAACTCTAATCAATTTGTGGACCGTACAGGATCTAAGAAGGGTTCCTATGGAGATATGCTCGACTATAGCTCAGAGATGAGCCAACGCCGCGCAGATCAAGCAGGAGGAGTTGATCCTGTTAAAGAAAAGTACTTTAAAGAGTATTCAAAAAAGAGAAAAGGAGCTAAACACTTTGAACAAATGAAAACATTTGAGAGTAAAGGAATTGAGGTTAAATATTAAAAAGAGGATAAGAAAACTCGACCCCACCCACTTCCAGCAGTTCCTGTGCAGATGTAAAGACCAGATCCACTAACTGCCATTTCTCCAAATTTTCCAGTTTGATTAGACGCTCCAGCAAAACGCGGAAGGCTAAAATAAGTTCCACTAGCGAAATCTAACGTGCAAGCTTGTGTAGCTCTTGATAAATGAACTCTACTTTGACCATCAGCTATTACTGTAGATCCAGCGTGAGATGCTGGAATTTGAGCGCTTCTTCCGCCTAAAATACTCGCATACTCACCACTATTATAATGATTTCCACCACCTAAAATACATGAATAATTTCCACTTATTAAATTAGTATCACCACCTCCGATTGTTGAAAATCCTCCAGAAATATTATTTAAAAATCCACCTCCAATAGAAGAGTAAATATTTCTAATTTTATTATTCGCTCCTCCTGCTATTGTTGAATAGGAAGATAAAGCTTCGTTTCCAACCCCTCCCCCTACAGCAATATAATTTCCACTAGCAATATTAGTGTATCCGCCTAATATTGAACAGTTAATTCCAATAGAAGTATTAACATTTCCTCCTACTATAACACTATGATTTCCACTTATAATAGTATTAGTCTCCCCACCACCAATAAATGAATAGTTTGAATTTTGGGTATTCTCAAACCCACCGACAATACAGGAACCATCTGCACTTAAATTATTAAAAAATCCACCTACAACTAATGAAAGATTTCCATAACAAGTGTTTGTGTGGCCTCCAACTATTACGTCATGAGTTCCATTGGAGGTATTACTCTGCCCTCCACCAATTGCTGAATAATTTCCAGCTGCAATTGTATTAGCATCTCCACCCCCAAGAAATGAACTGCTTGCATTGCATTCATTACCTCCTCCTCCACAAACAATTGAAAGAGTCCCGTTTACACGGTTTGCCGTTCCACCATTAATTGATGAATATTGACCACTAACTTGATTATCTTCTCCTCCATTAATATTACAAGTTGAAGATTTAATTATGTTGCCTATTCCACCTAAAATTGATGAATGCTCCCCACTAACTATATTGTCTTGACCACCACCAATGCATGAATAATTTGTATAAAGTTCATTTGCATTTCCTCCTCCAATAAATAAATAATCTCCACTGGAACTATTAGATGCTCCACCAGCTATAACATTACTTGGTCCACCTTTAACGTGATTATCTTGTCCGCCACCAACAACTGAATAATCGCTACTTTCACTGATTGTATTTCCTGCTCCTCCATTGATATTTGAGTATGCAGTAGAAATTGAATTAGCGTATCCACCCTCTATGGCTGAGTAGGTAGCCCCAACTCCACTAATTACATTATCCCATCCTCCATCAATGTTAGAGTATGAATTATAAATTTTATTATTTAATCCACCACCAATTGCTGAATAATTTCCACTGACTATATGATTTTGCCCTCCATTGATATTTGAGTATGGAGCTAAAATTAAATTATTTAATCCGCCAATAATTGATGAGTGATTATTTCTAATTTTATTAGACTGTCCACCTCCAATAAATGAGTAATCTCCGCTAGTAATTCCACTAACTCCTCCAACTATACTAGCGTATAATCCACTATTTAAATTAAGATATCCCCCACCAATGAAACCATAATTTTTTATATTAAAGTTATTAAATCCTGCGCCAATAAACGAATGTGTACCGCTTGCTTTGTTATATTCTCCATTACCAATTGCCGCAAAGTCAGAATATATAATATTAGAATATCCGCCACCAATAAACGACTGACTTCCATTTGTTGTATTAAATGCTCCAGCTGATATATATGATGATGCATTATTTTGCAAATTGTCATTTGCGGAGTTTTTAATTTGGCTTTGAAATGTTTTAACTCCAGATATATTTTGAGCTCCAGTTACAACTACAACGGTAGATGTATTAACTGCAACCGCATTTGCTGAAGTTATAATTCCATATCCAGTTGCAACATTAAATGTAAGATCATCATATAAAAACCCTCCTCCTACTAACCCACTTCCAGCAAATAACTGCCTATCTCCACGAACTGCGTGATAAATTCCATTTGCTTGAACATTTAATTCAAGCGCACTATGAAATCTTTTAATTCCGCTAATAACTTGATTTCCACTTTTGGCGACAACTCCCCCAACCTCCCAATCAACTGCCCCATTATTCCCAAGAGTAATTAAATTAGCTCCACTTTGATTTAAAACAAATGGATATGTTAAGCTTACTTGTGTTGGTCCTAAGTTCATACTAATTTCTACACGTTTATTCTAAAGATTGCCAATTAACATTAATTCCGCTCCATAAATTAGATATTGCACTCCAAAGCAATGGAGTTTTTACAGTTTTTCTATCAATCAAAAATCCCGCAGAGTCATTAGTTTCTACTGAAAATTCTGCTGTAAAATTTAAAACATCATTAACTGCCATTGAATAATTAAAATTATCAAGTCTAGCATTAGTTATGCTATAAAATCCAGTGGCAAATTTTGTTGGCTCTGAAAATGATATGTCAAAATTATAACCGCTTTCGTTATACAGCATTCCGCTTAAAAATCCGCTAGAAAATCCAGATACTTGAGCGGATAAACTTACTGATCCATTGATGGGATATTCTAGTTTTCTATTGTAAACATAATTACTTCCCAGTCCATAAAGCGGGGTTCTTGGTAAGTCAAAATTTAAAGACAAACTTTGCAATATAGGCTTTGATTGTGTTGATAAAGACACTCCTCCCACTTGTAAATTTTGCAAAGAGAATGTGCAATAAGATGGAACAACTACTGGAGGATTATATTCTGTTTTGCCATTAGACGCTCCAGTAATAAAGCTTCCAGTTAATGAAGAATAAAATCCAGACAAATTCAACGAACCAGCATTAACCGAATTTCCAACCATGCTATTAATGGCTGGAATAGTGATTGAGTTTCCAGTCAAAACATCAAATTTCATATTAGAAGCTTCAAATCCAACTGAAACTGTAGGAATTTCATTTAAACTAAAATTAACACTATATTTATTTAAATAGCAATTTCCAAAAGATAAAACATTAAATCCGCTATAGCTAGTGTTTGTAATAATTGGATTTTTAGGCTGATCGAATGCATCTCTAAGATCTTCTGGATCGATAACAATATAAAAATTATTATCTGTGTTTTTCATATTAATAAACGCTCCCATGTTATCAACAGTTTTTTGCTGAAAGTTCATGGCTAATTCATTAGTAATATAAGGAGATAAATAATAATCAAAAGACAATTCTACATTTGGCGCTCTTACTAGATCATTAACTGCGTAGCTTTTGTTTCCAATTTGTTTTAATTTTTGTCTCTCATTGCTAACTGAAAAATTACAGTTTTGAACCAACGAAAATAATCGCGCAGAATCATTGCCAGTAGTCCACGATGGAGACTGACCAATAGCTACAAATGCTGAATTGCTTTTTAAAATTGTTCTGTTCATGAGCCTGTTGGTACTATTCCTAGCGGATCTTCAATTAAAGAAACATCAACATCGTGAGAATCAGTAAATTTCCATGAGTGATTCCAAGATGGAGAGTAAAAAACTTTTGTTTGATTGTAAACTGATGGAGGTTCACTATAGAATCTGCGATAGCCACCCTTATTCTCTAAGAAGTGAAGAATAGCTTTTGTTTTTTTAGTTGATGCGCTGGAAAATTTATAAGAAAATTCGGTTTGAGCAATATTTTTTCTATTTTTAATTCTTTGAATAAAAGAATTTTTAAATTCTATTTTATCTACTTTTAAAGATACATCATTCTGAAGCCCAACATCTGGTTCAAAAAAGAAATATTGAGACCACTTACTATCAGTTCCAGTGGGACCATCTAAGCTTTCAGATGATGCGGCATGATCTCCAGAACAGTAGTAATAATTATTAAGTTTATTTTTACTAACTCCGCTATATATTATATCATATTTTTCATAAGAGTTCCCAGAGATCCAGTTAGCAAAAGTATTATTTACAAAATTCATTCCTGACCAGTTAAAAAGATTTGGCGCTTCATTTACAGAAAATGAAACTGCAACCTCATAATGATTTTTATTAACATGATTAATAGAATAAGAGTCTGAAACTCCACTTATTGTTTTATAAATTTGAGATGGATCTGTAAAAGTAAAAAGATTTATACCGCTAGAGTCTTCTATAAAATAAACAATTTTTTGAGCGTCAGTTTCATTTACGTCAAATCTTAATTGATACTCAGCATTTAAACTGTTTATTGATAATGGTATAGAATTATAATATCCATTTTGAGTTTCATAATTATTAGAAAGACTACTGAAAGCCACCCTAGATCCATATGATGGAGAATAATTTAAACTAGTTATTGGCGTTACTCCACTAATGTTTAAATCTCTATTATAGAAAGCATTCATAAGTGGCCAATGTAGTTAAGCGTTAATTTTACACCTCCATCAGCACTACTAGAAAGACTTTCAGAAACTAAAGATGCATTTGGTATACTTAAAGTTTGAATAGTATTAGTTAATGTTTTATCTTTGATGGAAAACTCGACTGTTTTATATTGACGAATGGTTAAAAATTCAAAAGAATTTTGAAGAAAAGCATCATCAACATCAATCTGCACAGAAGCTGTATATTGTGGCGGCAAAATTGTGACCACTTCATAAGGATTTTTAGCTCCTAATATGTAGATTGGCTTTTTGCCAATTTTTATTGAATAATCAAATCCTACAACTCTGTTTGTTGAAGAGTAATCGCAAATCAAAGAGATGCTTCCCTGATTGGGAATATAAATATCAGTACTGCCTATTGGTGATGGACGATCTCTAGTAACAAGCTCATCAAATATAACAAAATTAGTAGAAACTTTTGGTATCGATCCTACTGCGCAATTAACTATGTAATCAGTTAAATATCCATTTGAAAATCCGCAGGATTTGTTATTATAAACCAAGTCGGCACTTAATGATCTTCCATCCACGTAAGAATAAATTGGATCATCATAAATTAAATTTCTAGAAACTGAAAGTTGTTGAGAAGCTGCACCTCCAATTGCTGTGAACGAAGAGCTTCTTCCCAGCATTTTTGAAACAACTGCTGAATTGCTATATGATACATCAATACTCTCAACTCCTAATATTTCTTGATTAAGAATGTATAATTGATTTTCGTAGTTGCTGGTAGAATTAAACATATTACATTCCTCTTCTTAATTGACCTCCAAGGCGTTTTTCATCTTGAATAACTTTTAAAACAACATCTTTAATGTTTTGAGCGAATTTTTGACGATCTTGCGTTGATCCAGCGCTTGATTGTGATGAACTTGTTGTTTTGTTATCTGTTGAATTTATGCTAATGCTAACATTCCCTTTTGATTCGGAAGATGCTCCAACTAATTCGTCTAATTTTTTAATGAGCTTATCATTTAATTCTACAGATTTTTCTTCTGTTATCATGGAAGAAGATCCAGCATTCATTGCTTGAAGAGGTCCAGCGCCAATGTTTTGAGCAGCAGCGCGATTCATAACAAACTCTCCACCAGATAACATTGTTGGAATAGTATCTATGCCAGGTCTTTCAGAAATAAGTCCACCAGTAGCTGCTCTTGATGCCTGTCTCCAAGCGTCAGAAAATGGAATCATTGGATCTTGAGCATCTGGTTTGGTTAAATCTATTATACCAGGTGGAAATAAACCAGCATTAGGACCAGGCTCATAACTATTCTCCCTATAATTCATCATTGATGTTGGAGTTTCTGCTGTGGGTTTTTTAGTAAAAATTCCACTCAATCCAGACAACAAATTACTTCCAAAACTTCCGCTAGTAGCTTTTTTCGCCGCAACCGAAGAGTTTAGTTTACTAGCCCCAAATCCTACTACCGTTGATCCAATGAGCATTAAAATAGAATTCATGATTTGCTTTTTCATGTCTTTTTTCTCAGCCTCTTCTTTCATTTTCAACTCTCTTGCAGCAGTATCTTCTTGACTCATGATGCCAAAAGCTTGAGATTTAACTTCTTTAGTATAATCAGTTAAAGCCGTTTGTCTTCTACGGCCAAAGTTAGTTAAACGCATACTTTCTGGCTCTAAAGCAATAGATTGAAATCCATTGCCAGAACGAATTTTATCTCTAGATCCACTAGT